ACCTTCCAAGTAGAATTTCGTTCCTGCCACCACAATGTCTTCCTTAATTCCTGTGATGTATTCCGTGCCATCCTCACCAAAGCTATTCCACGTTCCAAACCTTGTCTTTGCAACTCTGAATTTTCCATAGGGTGTTTCATGCCATTCATAATTTTGTTCTTCACTCATCGGTTCATTCTAGTCTCAATATTTTCTTTGATGCTACCCATGTCAGAATAAGAAGCGTTCATGCCTGACATACTACCATCATAACTATCAGTATGCATGACTTCATCATAACCAGATTTTTCCAAAACCCTTTGTTTAATCTCCAGTTGCTTCTTCTCTTTCTGAATGCGGCGTAGGAAAGCGTAGTAAATAATTTGTGTGAAGTAAGCAAACGGGTTCTTTGATTTCTCGGGATCAAAGTTGTCAATATACTGGAGACAGTTTTCAATACCATCACAGATCATGTCCTCACGGAACATGTAGTTGACAAAGTTTGGTTTGTAAGACAGGTGCGTGGCAATCTTCAGGAAGCATTCTCCTAGGTAATTCGTAACACGAGGTCGCGGTTTACCTAGTTCCTTTGCTCGCTGAACTTTAATCCGATACTCGGTAATGGCAGCAAGGAATTCCTTGTTGTTCACATAGTATTCTGTTTGCTTTCTTTTTGCCATTACTGCGTATGCCACGATGTTTTACTTACATATCATGTATCAAGTATACCATTCAGTGTTGAAATTGTAAAGGGGCTTGACAAGACCTCAGAAACTCAGTACAATTAACCTTGTCGAGGTTCAAGTCAAGTAATAGCTTCTAAGATTTCTTATAGATATCTTCTAAAGATTTCTTCATTTCTTTTACTGAACCTAGGTATCCTGATGCTCTAGGTAATTTGTTACCTCTACCTGTTAGAGATTTAGCACCATCTAACCTGTTTAAAGTTTTTTCATAAAACTCTAGGATTTCACCATTTACTTCTGTCATTGTGATTATGTGATCACGGTTCATTACAAACATAGTGTCAAAAGTGGCACTGATCCATTCTTTAAAAGAAAAACCTGTTACCTCTAAATGACCCTTTCTTTGTTTGGCAAGTTCAACTAAGAGAGGGTTTTCTAGTAAAATTTTATCTTCATCTTCTAGGTAACAAACTTTTGCTACAATCTCCTCTCCTGTCAACAACTTTATTGTTGCATAAAATTCTTCATCCATGTTATCCAGCTCTAAGGTTTATTTTGATAACCTCATACTTAAAGTTTTCATCATTATAGATGTTTACTCTTTCATTCAAATGCTTGAGTGTATAGTTTTGTCCGCCAATATCATCAGCGATATCATACAAGGTTGCCATGTCTTTGCCTTCGCCTTTCCTGAGGACACGTCCGATGGACTGAAGATTGCGGATGCGCGACTTACTAGGGGACGCAAAGATAATATTGTGTAATCGTTTGATGTTAATACCAGTAGAGAAAGTTCCGTAAGATGCGATGATAACAGCGTTGTTCTCAGTCTCAGTAATCTGTCGGACTTCTTCTCGGTCTTCTACATCCGTACCACCATGCACAAAGAATAACTTGCGCGATGGATCTATAGTGCTATTTATCAAATCAAAAAGAGGTTCCCCGTGCTTCTCAATATAGTTAAATAGTACAAGAGTGTTACCTTCAATATCTTTGACAAGATTTTTGATAAGGTTATTTCTACCACGGTGTGTCACGAGATACTCCATCTCATCATGATATGTTTCAAAATGCTGAGGAGCATGTTTACACAACAACACTTTAATCCTAAATTTACTAAGATATCCTTCTTTGATTAGATCATCTGTTTTAGTAACTTGTTCGCAGTCACCAAATAAACCTTCTAATACCCACTTATGTGTTTTGCTACCGTCAAGGGTGCCTGTAAATCCAAATCTGTATTTTGCATTATGAAGCTTTGTCATAATGCCTGTTAATGATTTAGACTTGAACAGGTGAGCCTCGTCACCAATTACACAATCGATATCATCGAAGTATCTCTTAGGGAATTTGTAAATAGATTGCCAAGTAGAAATGATAATTGGTTTATCAGTATTCTTGTCCTTGCCAGAGTAAATCTTATGAACATGATCATCAGCATTCCAACCGTAATCGTTAAAGTCATTGACCATCTGTTCTACGAGGGACGTAGTAGGGACGATGATGAGCGTCTTCTTGTTGGTAGCAGTATAGTATCTGACGAGGGAATAGATCATCAGAGACTTCCCGCTCCCGGTAGGAGAAAGTAAAAGTTTGCGGTTGTTCTTTACTGCTTCGTATACCGCATTATATTGATATGAGCGTGGAGTAATTCCCGTTCGGGTGATCTTGTCCATAAAGGTTTTGATGCCAGCAGGAGACACAAAATCATTTGTCTCTTCAACATCTCCATACCAATCATTCTTTTCATACTCAATAGTATATTGTCTTTCATCTGCCCAGACCTGTAGGTGTTTCATCAACCCACCATAAAGTTCGCCTGTACCTGGGGAGTACAGACGAATAGTTCCATCCCAGTATTTGTAGCGTGGGTTCTTCTTTAGAAACTTTGCTTCGGGAACTTCAAACGAAAAATAGTCCGAGAGCTCATGATGAACATGAGGCTCAGCGGACTGTACAGTCACGTAGACTTCGTTTTTCTTTTTGATACTGAGGGTGGTCATCATTGTCCATTTACAAATTTCTCCCACTCAATGGCACTCTTGATCTGAAAACCTCGGTTAGAAATTTGTTTCATAACCTGATCCAACCAGTACAACATCTGGTCTAGATATTTGATCTTTGCTTCTAGATTGATGATTTCGTCATCACTCTCTAGATAGACCTTCATCTTTTCGGAAGTCTTGATACTTGATCCAAATGGTTTAGAGGCGTAAGTTTTAGCGTCTGCTTCGCCTGAGTAATACTCACGTTTCTCTTTTACCACTTTGCGGATCTCAAACTCCAGCGAGGTTTTGATCTGCTGAATGTCAGTGTAATGGTTTAAGTATTTATTATGTTGAAAAGGGATGTCTAACGCGAGTTGCCCCAAATCTGTGGTATACTGTTTATTCTTGAACTGAAAGTCAACGGCACTATCTTCTGCCCAGTCTTCTCTCAGTTTTTCAAATTTATTACGAAGGGTTTCAAAATTCATAGAGGTTGAAGATTTTTATCACGAATGAAGAACTGTTGGAATTTGAATGTCACCTCTGCAGTGAGGTAATCTACATCAGTTATTGTAGCATCGAACTGAAGGTTCGTCAGTGACACAGGGAACAAGTTCTGGTAGTCTACAATAAATGCTGGATTATATGCGCTTGTGACAATGTGCAACTGTCCACCTGTATAGATATCATTTTCTGGAGTAGTACGTGACATTTGATCAGCATTACCTACGTCACGCATCCACGAGTGAATGCTATAATAATTTTTAAGATTTTCGTCAACAATAAAGCGCACAGAAAAATCCCCGAACGTTACTCCACCACCAGGATAGACAGGCAAGTTTCTAAATGGACTTGCTACTTCCGTAGTTGGCATTGAAACGTCGGGGATATTTGCTGCTTGACAAAAGAAATCTACTCCTTCAAACTTTTCCAGTTTAAGGAGATAACCAATTGGGTTTAGGAAGTTCCTATTACTAGGTTGTTCCTTATACCATTCAGCAGACATGTCAACTTCCCAAGCTACCTAGTATTTAGGGGTTGTTTGGATCGAGACCTAGGTCAATAAGATACTCTCTCCACCATGCTTCTTTTTGTTTTTTCCACTGAGGAACAGGTCTTCCCTGTTCGGAATACCATTCTTCTAAAGCAGCATCAATCTTTTCTGAGATTTCCAATTGCTTAATCCTCTTCTGTAGAATGTCCATTTGCATTGATGATCTGTTCCAGTTGTTTCCGAATATCAGCCGAACGATTTTTCTCACGCTCGCAATGTTTATATCCATATTTACCATGGAAGATTGCGTGACCTTGCCAGAACATAGTTATGCCAAATAAGAATAGAAGTATAACTCCTATCCAATCTACAATGTGATGTTGAGCCATGGGAATAAAGGGGGTATCACTCCAATAAGTCGAAGCAGACCCTCAGCAAAAAGTGCAAGAACAACCCACCCAACACACATAGAGATAATTGAAGCATTACGATTGTGCTTTCGTATGGCAGCATCAATCATCTCCTGTACTTCTTCTTTTGTTATCGATGGTTCGGTCTTCGTTGTGCCAAAAATCTTCCCAATCTTTTGCTGAATTTGTGACATCTTCCCACTCTGGTTCGTATAAAGGACAAGGTTCTTCCATCAAAGTATCATTCTTCATTTTGATAATTTCTTCATAAAGTTTATCTAGATCCATTCGTC